AAAATAAAAATAACGATTGACAAGGAAGTCGATACCCTCCAAAATACCCTCCAAAATAAATCAAAATAACCCTTGACAGCGACTTTAAAGTATGCGATAATGGTTGTACCAAATCGGGACAGACCAAGAAAAAGAAGGATTAAAAAAAGATGAAATTATTTAAAATAATCCTTGACATTGACTTCAACACTTGTTATAATGGTTGTACTGATTAGGGATTATCCCTTTCAAACAAAATTCTCAAAAAAGGTATTGCAATGACTTCAAGAATCGATATACACCGTCCATCTGCCATCATCCCTGCTGACTATACTTTCGTAACCGTTAATTATCGCGATGCCGATGGATTGATGGACCCGTATGCTGTACAAGTTTTTAACGCACACAGAAAGGGTACAGGCGGCGTATTTTCAGATCATGCACATAAAGGTGGTTGTATGGTGTGTGGGGCTTGGATGATTGATCATGCAATATTCTATCATGCCCCAACAAATGCTTACGTGAAAACAGGTTGCGATTGTGCTGAACATATCGAACATGGTCACGCTGATGCGTTCAAACAAAGTGCAAAGATTCGTCGTAAAAAGGCAAAGATGAACAAAGAAGTTGCTGAATGTTCTGAAAAATTGTCTGAATTAGGTTTGCTTGAACAGGTCGAAATGTATTTTGAACCTAATGATATCGGTGGCGCAATCTCAGGTTGTAGAGAGAAACATGAAACGAATCTTTTAGGTTGTCATTTGTTCGGAACAACAGACCAAGAATTCAGACAATTTGCCCAATCATTTGCTATCCTTACCGACCTTGTACATAAACTTAGAAAGTGGGGACTTTCAGAGAAACAGGTTACTTTCTTAAAATCATTATGCGAAAAGTTTGTTGATTTGCCAAGAACAATCACAATCAACAGAGAAAAAGACGCTGCACGTGCCGATGCTCCAGAAGGTAAAGTTGTTGTTAGAGGAACCGTATTGACAGTTAAGGACGTTGAAGGATATTATGGATATGAATACAAAATGTTGATTGAACACGAAACAGGTTACAAAGTTTGGGTGACCGTTCCTAAGAAAATATCTGATGTTGTTAGAGGTAACGTTGTGGAAATGACTATGAACCTAACAATTTCAAACAAAGACCCAAAATTTGCATACGGAAAAAGACCTTCAAAACCACAAATCATTGAAATTAAATGATAATAACCCTTGACAAGGAAGTCAAATTATGCGATAATGGTTGTACTGAATCGGGACAGACTAGGAAAATATGAATAAAATAGAACAAGAATGGCGCTCTTACAACAAACAACAACGCCGCGATAATATGCACCAATGTCAATTTAAGACCTTAGAGGAGTACACAAAGTACAAAAATGGTAATCTTAAATACACACAGGAATTTAAAACCCTTGAAAAGAAAAATGCAAAATATCGCAGGAAGACGCCGGACATTATTGCTAGTAAACAGAACCATAAACTTGAAACAACAAACCCCACCGCAAAACGAAAATCGCCTGTTTACACAGGCAGCCTAATCAAAGGAATTTGTCAGACTCACAAATCGAATGCAGTTCCCGTAATTGACAATCAACATATTATTGATATAGGTCACATGCGAAGATAATAATATTATAAATATATACACTAGAACACTTATGAAAGGTAACAGTGTATATGAGTCAATTCAAACGTACCGCGTTGTATATAAAAACGCACAACACAACAGGATTAAAATATTTTGGTAAAACGATTAAAGACCCATTTAGATATAAGGGTTCTGGCATTTATTGGTTATCGCATCTAAGAAAACACGGCGCGGATTGCACCACAGAAATATTAGGGTATTATGAAAATGCAGAAACTTGTACCGATGCGACAATTAATTTTTCAAAAGAAAATGATATAGTAGAGTCAAAATCTTGGGCGAATTTAATTGATGAAACGGGTTTAGACGGCGGTTACATTCAGAGAGAACACTACCCACATACTGAAGAAACCAAGAATAAAATTTCAGATTCCAAAAAAGGTACGCCTGCGTGGAATAAAGATATAATAGGTTCTGTACCTGGTAATATAGGTCCCAAAACTGACGAAGAAAAACTTAAAATAAGTAAAGCATTAAAAGGACATAAACGAACAGCAGAATCAATAGAAAAAGGTGCTTCTAAACTTAGAGGAAAATCTCGTCATGAAGCGCTGGGTTGGTTAATTGGTCGAGAGGTGAGTGAAGATACCAGAAAGAAAATGTCGGATTCGCAAAAAGGAAGAATAATTAGTGAAGATACAAAGCGTAAAATATCAGAAAGTTTACAGAACCATACAGTCAGTGATGAAACAAAAGAAAAACTGAAAGGTAAGGTGGTGGTTGTTGACAAACAAGGTATTATACTAAGAATTGATAAGGAATTATATTACGACCAAAAGGATGCCGGTGATGATAGGAAATATGTTTTTCATAATTCTATGGAAGGCAAAAAACGTAAGAGCAATGCAGTTCCCGTTTTAAACAACCAAGACATGATAGACCATGCAAACATGAGACGATAAAATGCCTAAAATTAAATTGAAAGAAACGCAGTTAGATAGTATTGTAGTTACGCAATTGTGGAGAGAACTTAAGCGTGGCATTCACGACGAAAATTCGAAAAAAGCAATTCTTACTGTTTTGGAATGGTACGGACAAGACGTAGGTAAGGTCGAAGTTGAGACTGCCGCGCCTGAACCAGAAGATGCACGACATGATTTTTCTGAACTTAATGCAAAATTTAACGCACTGTCACTTCGACTTGCCGTTTTCGAAAACAAAGAAGCACGCAAAGAAGCGGTGCCTAAATCAACTCCAATGAATCAAAGAGACGACTGGTTTATTCGAGATTACAATTACCCATATTGCGGTGTTGCTCTAACGTCGTCTAAAATTGATGCTGATGATTTCATACAACCTCAATTCCTTACTGAGTCTGTTAATGCACCTTCACCCAAAACAATTGAGATAACCGAACCTAAATTCGTTTATCCTGCAATGCGACTTTATTAAATAATCCTTGACATGGAAGTCGAAGTATGCGATAATGGTTGTACTGAATAGAGATATAGAGAATTAAATTATGACATTAGGCGATTTATTATTATCATTAGAAATGCTACGAAGCACTCCTTTGCTATGCGAGGTGGGAGAAATTGACTCATATCGCGGTAATTACCATGATATGTACATTGACTCAAACGACACTAAGAAAATGTTTGTATCTGAATTTATCGAGCATATTTGTAAGAACCTGGGTACATTCAAAGAAGGTTACAAAGGCGGCGAATTTATTTGTCACCACGACTGTGAAATTTATCTTTCTACGTATGGAGTAACTGGCGGATTGATAACAGGTCTTATAATAAAGAAAGGTGAAATTTCTTTCGAAGTGGATTATGATTATAACGCATAACGCATGATATAAATATCTTTACTTATTATGTAGAGGTGTTTTTATGATTGTTTCAGGTGTTGATTATAGTCTTTCGAGTCCAGCAATTGTCGTACATGACGGCGATGAATGGAAGTTTGAGAACTGTAAATTTTATTATTTAGTGCAAAAAAGCAAATACATTCAAGAGAAAGGTCAATTTCAAGGCGACATGTATCCTGAGTTTAAAAGTGATTATGAAAGATATGATAATCTCGCAAGATGGTCAAGTGATATAATTTTCGGTTGTGATGTTTGTTACATAGAAGGTTACGCATTTGGTGCCGTGGGGCGGGTATTTCAAATTGCAGAAAACGCAGGTCTGCTCAAGCATATGATTTGGAAAGACGGCATTCCAATCGAAACAGTACCACCCACCGTCATTAAGAAATTCGCAACGGGAAAAGGCAATTCAAATAAATCAAAAATGGAAGAAGCATTTCTTGCTGAAACCGGAGTCATATTAAACGACAAACACAACATTCACACAAAAACAGGCAATCCTTCTAATGATATGGTTGATGCCTATTATATCGCGAAGTACGGATTTATGCTAAAAACGGGACAACTATAACATGATAATTATATTTAATGGACCTCCAGGCGCGGGCAAAGATGAAGCGGCAAACATATTTAAGTTACATCAATTTGAACATTTGAGTTTCAAGGAAGAATTATTTAAAGCGACATTCACAGAATTTTGTGTGAGTGAAGAATGGTTCATGGCAGGATATGACGACCGTACAATCAAAGAACGTCCAGAAAAAGAACTGCGCGGCAGATCTCGTAGACAAGCACTTATATACACCTCAGAAGATGAAATAAAACCTAAATTCGGTAAATCATTTTTCGGTGATAAGGTCGCAAGTCGCGTGACACAAGGTCGCAATTATGTCATTTCGGACGGTGGATTTTCAGAAGAAGTGCAACCTCTTATTGATAAAGTCGGTGCCGAAGAAGTTCTTGTCATTCAATTGACACGCAGCGGTTGCTCTTTTGAAGGTGATTCAAGACGATATATCAACGGGGATTTTAGACAAGAATACGCAGTCGGTGGAAAAACAAAGATACCTGCTGAGTATATTTTGGAAACAAAACTTGCATGTCCAGTTTATAGATTCCATAACAACAGCAGTCTGCCGGATTTCCATACGGAACTTACAAAATTAAAACGCGATATCAACGAAAAGAAACGCTGGGGTGAATTGTTTTGAATAAACTTCTAGGTATGCCAAAACCGAATATCATTAACTTAAAGGAATGTGTCGACCGTCGTGAGTACACAATACGCGAATTTTCTAAACTAGGCGTTATCGATTTAGAATTTCACACGTATGTTAGATACGAAGATTCAAATATTAAAATGTATGGCAATCCTGACGCGAAAGGTTGTTTCACTTCTCATTTGCTAACAATAAAGAAATGGGTTGACACTTCGCAAGATGCGGTCGGCATATTTTTTGAAGACGATGTTGATTTTGAAACCGTACAGCATTGGAATTTCACTTTTCAAGAGTTCGTAGACAGTCTTGAAAGCGATTGGCAAGCAGTACAATTGTGTGGAATATACGAAAACAAACCTAACATGTATACAAGAAGGCGTACTCCATGGGATCACGGCATTCAATGTTATATGCTTAAAAGAGAATACGCAGAAAAATTAGTCGCGTTTTATTTTGACAGAGAAGGTTATATCGAATATAAAATGCCTGGCGGATTAGGTCCATCAGTAGAAAATAATGTACTCAATGGGTTCGGAACGACTTATACATTCCCTTTATTTAATCATAACATCAATGATTTTAAATCGGAGAACGTCAACCCATGCGTAAAAAATTACAATCAACAAACGGAGCCTTCTATATATTCATACAAGTTTATCAAAATTTGGTGGGAACATAAAGGCAGCAAATTATCATTACGTGAAATTAACGATGGGTTAGCAATATGAGTTGTGTTTATAAAGGTGAAGTAATTCAATCCGAATTGTCGAAGACGGCAAAAGGCGGAACTGAAATGATGCGTGACAGATTACTTGGGTACGTCAACCCAGATTATCTTGAACGGTGCGCTATACATTTTTCAAGACCAAGAAAGGTTTATAATGATGTTCCTAACATATTATATTGCCACGATCTTGCGAACGACCCAGAAAATTCTATGTTGGAACAGGGTGGATGGATGCAGTTTGTGCATATTGTTTTTGTAACTTGCTGGCAACGTGATCAGTACATAACAAAATTTGGAATACCACATTCGCGTTGCAGCGTCATTTATAATGCCGTGGAGAAAGAACCCGTCGTAAAAGACTACACAGATATCGGCACTATTAAATTTGTGTATCATACAACACCGCATAGAGGTTTAGAATTACTTGTTCCTATCTTTGAAGAACTGTGCCAGATACATGATAATATTACCTTGGACGTATATTCATCATTTTCTATATACGGTTGGGATAAACGCGACGAACGTTATCAGGATTGCTTCGACAGAATTCAGTCACACCCCAGTATGACATATCACGGCGCGGTAAGTAATGAAGAAGTTCTGAAAGCACTGGACGACTCACATGTATTTTTATACCCTAACATATGGACTGAAACATCATGTATTGCATTGATCGAAGCAATGAAAAGTCAAGTGATTTGCGTTCATCCAGATTTAGGTGCTTTGCCAGAGACTGCTGCATCCGGTACGATAATGTATCCGTACACAGAAAATATACAGTCACACGCGAACATGGCATATTCAGTTGCTGATTTCCTTATAGAGAATATTAGACGAGATTCTGAGTTCTTTCCGAAGACAGTAAATACTGAAAGATATGTCAACCCTAAAAACAGTGTACAGTCCTTTGGTTCGATGTGGAATGCAACACTCGCAAATATTTTAGACAATTAAATATAAATAAACGTTGACAGGGAAGTTAATGTATGTTATAATGGTCGCTCACATAAACTACAACATGATAGATAAAGGCAAAACGAAATGATTTTTATGGATTACAACGCAGTGGTTATCGCATCCTTAATGGCAAGTCTTGGTGGTCACACGAACGTAGAGATTGACGAAAATATAATTCGGCATATGTTTTTAAATTCATTACGAGCAAATCGTAAAAAGTTTTTTAAAGATTACGGTGAAATGGTTATCACAACAGACAGCACAAATTGCTGGCGTCGTGACATTTACTCATATTACAAAGCAAATCGTAAAATCAATCGCGACGAATCATCGCTAGATTGGAAATTATTATTCGAAATCATTGGTAAAATCCGCGACGAATTAACATTATACTTTCCTTACAAAGTAATATATGTCGAGCGATGCGAGGCAGACGATATTATCGGCGTCGTTGCACACGAATTAGGTACAGATTTGAACATGGGTGACGATAAGCATTTGATTTTATCCGGTGACCATGACTTCAAACAACTGACAGGATATGCAAACATCGACCAATATAATCCAGTCAAAAAGAAATGGGTTCACGTTCCAGATTCCGCAGCGTATTTGATGGAACATATCATAAAAGGTGACAAAGGTGACGGTGTACCGAATATTCTTTCTGCTGATAATTGTCTTGCGATAGGAACACGACAAGCAACAATGACCGCTGGACGATTGGCAAAATATTCAAAAGGTATTGCTGAAATGGATAAGGAAACCATTTTGCGATATAACAGAAACAAGGCAATGGTCGACCTAACACAGGTACCGCAAGAATACAAGGAAAAGATTCTGATAGAATTATACAAGGAAGAAACGGTTGGCAGAGGCGGTTTATTTAACTATTTTGTCAAGTTCAAACTCAAACACTTAATTACAGACATACAGGACTTTTAAAGAATGAAATTATCTATAGCAGAAATAATGGAAAACGCCGGCAAGGAGAAAAAAGTTGCCGACAAAATCGCTTATCTGCAAAAGAACAACAGTCAACCACTCGGCATAATATTACGATTGACATATGATACCGACGTTGAATTTTTGTTACCAGCAACTGCGCCTCCTTACAAGAAGAATGAATATACCGACGCACATGGAATGCTCTACAAAGAGACCCGAAGACTTCGAATATTCGTGAAAGGTGGAGGTTATGACGAGTTGAATCAGATTAAACGTGAGGCATTATTCATCGGACTTCTAGAAGACGTACAGAACGAAGATGGTGCGCTTTTATGTAGAATGTTGGCACATACGCCGACAAAAGGTTTGACAAGAAAGACAGTTGAGGAAGCATTTCCTGCTTTATTCCAATCCAGTATGAACAAAAATTAAGGAACGAAAATGAAAGGTTTTAAAAAGTATAGAGACGAACTTGCCGCTGATGATTGGGGTACTCGTGATGTTCAAGAAGAACGAAACAAAGAAAAACGTAGTGACAAAAGAGCAAAACGTAAATTTCGATTCGAAGAAAAACATCAAAATACTTAATTAGGTCTCGGGCGTTTCGGCGCCCAATCTTATAAATAAAATTACAGAGAACGAAATGCCAACATATGATTTTGAGAATTCCAAGACGGAAGAACGATTTACTAAATTGATGAGTTACGCTGACAAACTTCAATACCTTGAAGACAACCCAGATATCAAATCAATTATACTAAGCGCACCGAGTGTGGGTGATAACACAAGAAGCGGTTCTACAAAACCCGATAACGGTTTCAGAGACGTTTTAAAAGAGGTTCAGAAGGCACACCCGATTAACAACATAAACACATTTTAATCAATCAACAAGGGGTTTACATATGCAACAGCGCCAACGAGTTACTTCGAAGTCGAAAGAAAAACGAAGAGCGAAACGGGATGCAGTACAACATATTCAAAACAGTAAATTTGCCATGCGCGAAATTACACCTATAACAGATACACAAGAAGATTTATTCGACTCGTATAATCAAGGTTTCCATATTGCGGCGGTAGGTACTGCTGGAACAGGCAAAACATTATGCGCTATGTATCTGGCATTAAACGACGTATTGACAAATCGAAATTTCAATAAAGTTATTATTGTAAGATCGGCAGTTCAGACTCGCGAACAAGGACACATGCCAGGCACGAAAGAACAAAAGGAAGCATTGTATTCTGCCCCTTATGCTGATATTGCTAATGACCTTTTTGAACGAGGTGACGCGTGGCAAATTTTGCAAACAAAAAGACAAGTTGAATTTATTACAACTTCTTTTGTACGTGGACTGACGTTTGATAATGCGATAATTATTGTTGATGAATGTCAATCAATGACGTATCACGAATTAGATACAGTGATTACACGCGTAGGTGAATCATCAAAAATAATTTTCTGTGGTGACACACGACAAGACGACTTGAAATCTTCAAGGAATCGTGCTGATGTTTCTGGTCTTGCACACTTTTTAAATGTATTAGATAAAATGGAATCGTTCGACACAGTAGAATTCACACCAGAAGATATCGTTCGCTCTGGACTGGTTAAAGAATATATACTTGCGAAAGAAGCACTTCCGTCACAAGTTTAGGAGAATAAAAATGGCAGCAGCGGCAAGAGTTGATGTAGATACAGTGTTGACTGATATTAATCATAAGTGTGATGTTACACCTAAAATCTCAGTCAATAAAACTACATTAAAATCTTTGAATGACAATGTTACAATCAATGGAGCATTGGCGGCCGTTGCTGGCGATTCGTTAGAAACGCACAACATTGAGGCAAGCGGCATATGTGTGCCGCATGTCACACCCCCATTTTCAGGTGCTGCTGGAGAGCAAAAACAAGTAAACACCGGATCGTCTAGAGTGACAATAGGTGGATTTCCTGCTGCAAGAGTTGGAGATATTGCAGACGACACTGGAGTCATTCAGACCGGTTCATCTAACGTTTCAATTGGATAAATACGAACACAACAAACAAAGAATTATATATTATGCAACCATTTAATTATTTCGACCATGGAATTGTACTTCCAAAATTGACAAGAAAAACGACTGAGAAAGGTCGTAAATACTTCACACCAGATGATAAAGCATATCCTTCAATCACGACAGTCCTAAGCATTATGAGCAAGGCAGCAATAATGGAATGGCGTGCAAAAGTCGGCGCAGAGGAAGCAAATAAGATATCCAGGCAAGCATCGACACGCGGTACTGCTGTACACAAGATTGCCGAAGATTATATCAATAATGATGTTGACTATGCAAAAAAACATATGCCTGCAAACGTTCATACATTCAATCAAATAAAACCCATCATAGACAAACGCGTCAAAAACATTTATTTTCAAGAGGCATTTTTATATAGTGATATATTAAAGACTGCTGGACAAGTGGATTTAATATCGGAATGGGTTTGCGATGATGGACAGACACGACTTGCGATTATCGATTTTAAAACTTCGAGACGAGCAAAACAACTTGAATGGATTACGGCATACTTCATACAGACTTTCTTCTATGCAGCAGCATTTTTAGAACGGACTGGGATCGCGATAACAAAAGGTGTGATATTAATTGCAGTAGACGACGGTGAACCTCAAACATTTGAGTTTGACTTACATGAATATTTACCTCACTTCTTATCAGTTCGTGAGAAATACCGAGAATTATATGAAAAATGAAAGATTTTTAATACTTGATAAAAACCTGGGTGTGTACTTGGGATCATACGATGCTAGCATATTTGAAGACGAACCCACAGAACCGGGTAAACGCTATGCTGCATTCGCGGGTTGTAATCCGTTCGGCATCGTACATGGGTTGACGTTTGATAATACGGAACAAGCAGAAATCTTTATGTACAGCACATTCCCTAAAGCATCCTTTGAGGTTTCGGTTGCTTCAATTCAACTTGAATCGAAGGTCGCGTCGGTCCTTGACATTATAAAGGCAGGATACGGTGATTACACACACGACATGCTGGATTTTTGGATTAACGGTGAGATTGAAACAAAACATTAAATAGAAAATACAAAGGTTATTGACTTAGGTTGATAACCTTTTTTTTATGTCTGCTGTAAAATAAATGAAAATACCTCTTGACTTCAACTTCAAAACATGCGATAATGGTGTTCTTAGATAGAGAGACAGAGATTAAAAAAATGAAAATTAAAATGAAAAAAATTCCCAATCTTGAATCAACGTATCAAGGTACACACAAAGGCGTTTCCTTTATTGTTTCTAAACATAAAGGCATGTGGGGTGCAATGACAGAACTTCAAACAAAAATAGAGTTCGGAACTTCTACGAAGAAAGCAGCGATTAAAAATATCGCAAAATATATTGAAAAAAAGGCAAATGATTCCTTGACATTGAAGTTCAAACATGCGATAATGGTTGTACAAAATCGGGACAGACCAATCAACAAATAAAGAGAAATATATTATGATGAACAACGAAATGAATTTACAAGAGACCTTCGATTATTCAATCAACAAAATCGTTGCACAAGGTGAGCAGTGCATGAATTCAGACGGTGATA